ATGAAGTCTTAAACGATGCAGCAAATGCTAAAAGCAAGAAAGAAAAAGTCCAAATTCTAAAGGATAATGAGACTTGGGCATTGAAAGATATCATCCGCGGATCACTTGATCCAAGCGTGTCTTTTAATCTTCCAGAAGGCCCAGTTCCATATGTGGCTGCTGAAGGCCATAACTATCCTTCGAATCTGCATCGAAGACACAAAGATTTTCGATTTTTCGTTAAAGGTGGTCCAGGCGATAAGTTGCCTACCTATAAACGAGAATCGATGTTCATCGGCCTCTTAGAGGCCATCCACCCCGAAGATGCAGAGTTGGTAGCGTCCATGATTAATAAGAAGTTGGGCGCGAAAGTTTCGAGAGCAGTTATCGATGAAGCATTTCCTGGATTAATCGAAGGCTGATAATGGTTGCATCCTTACTCATAAAAAGGAAACCCAAACTCCATGATGGTCAATACTCAGATCGAAAGACTTAAAACGGATTCTCGTAATCTGGATAATTATGCAGAGAAGCTAAAAAAACAAGGAAGAACAGACACAATGCACAAAATATTAAAAAAGAAAAGCTTCCTAGATAAATCGATCGAAGACCTAATAAATGTTCAACTAAAAGCCGCATAGGGGGTTTACAAACAACACGAAAAGCGGTAGAATCGTTTGATCAATACGGAGATTTATTATGAATATCTTTATTCTTGATACCGATCCAGTCGAAGCAGCTCGACAACAATGCGACAAGCATATTGTCAAAATGCCTTTGGAATCTGCTCAAATGCTTTCTACCGCCCATCGTGTTCTCGATGGTAAGCTTACTCGTATACCGTCTAAATCTGGTAAGACTATGGTTAATCATTGGGAACTAGATCGTGACGACGATATCATCTATAAAGCAGTTCATGTTACTCATCCATGCACACTATGGACTATGGAGTCAGAAGCCAATTACTATTGGCACTATCGTCATTTTATTGCTCTGTCTACGGAGTTTCAATATCGCTATGGTAAAGAGCATGGCTCTTGGACATTACTCAAAGATATACTAGCTACTGCTCCTCGTAACATTGATAGATTGAGGAAACTTACCCCATTTAGACTTGCTATGGGTGCTGCACCAGAGTGCATCAACGAATCGGATCCTGTTGGTTCATATCGCGCATTTTATCATACAAAGCAAGATCGTTTCAAAATGGCGTGGTCTAAACGTCCTGTTCCAGAATGGTTTCAAGCAGCATGAAATACATCTTTGACGTAGATGGTACACTCACTCCAAGTCGTGGTGAAATGGATCCAGAGTTTGCTGACTTCTTTTCAAACTGGATGCAGGATAAAGAAGTATATCTAGCAACTGGATCCGATTATCCTAAGACATCTGAACAAGTACCAGCATACATTCTACATGCGTGTGAAAAGATATATTGTTGTGCAGGTAATAGTGTATGGTCGAAAGGTGAAGAGATAGCTACGAGTAGCTGGAGGCTGCCAAGTGAATGTCAATCCTTTCTTCAGACTTATCTAGACACTTCTTTATTTCCACTTCGTACTGGTACACATTTCGACGACAGACCAGGTCTATGTAATTTTTCAATAATAGGCCGAGGATGTACACCTGAACAAAGAAAGCAATACGAAGCTCATGATAGAAACACCCACGAAAGAGCAGTTATTGCAGAAGCTTTTAATTTTTTATTCTTCGAGCTTAATGCTCAAGTCGCAGGTGCTACAGGCATAGATATAATGCCAAAAGGTAAGGACAAAGCCCAAATAGCAGATCAATTAACTGGACCTATAGTATTCTATGGTGATAAAATGGATCCCGGTGGTAATGACTATACTCTTGCGGTAGAAGTAGCCAAACGAGAAAATTCGGTATCAATTATGGTAAAAGATTGGAAAGAAACCTATGCCTACCTACACGGTTAGAAGACGCGGCGAAGATGAAGAATGGGATGTACAGTGTAGCTATAAAGAGCTAGAAGAAATGTGCGAAGAGTATGACTTACAACAGGTTATAAAAGCTCCCAATATTATTGGAGGCGTAGGCAACCTACATTCTAAAGTTCCCGACGGATTTAAAGATAGACTGAAACAAATTCATAAAAACTCTGGGATGAATAGTAAAGTAAAAACATGAGCAGATCATTGAATTCTGGCTCAATCAAGCTAGAACACCTCACAGAAATTGAACCTATCACTGATAATCAAAAGCTTGCTAAAGGCTATTGGGAAGAAGGCGATAATCTTGTATTAGCTGGGTCAGCTGGTACTGGTAAGACGTATCTTGGTCTTGGTTTGGCTCTAGAATCGGTATTAGATAAACAATATAATCAAGTGATAGTAGTACGTTCTATCGTACCTACGCGCGACATTGGATTCTTGCCTGGTGACGAGGTTGAGAAGAAAAAAGCATATACAAATCCTTACGTTGGATTAGCAGCTGATCTATTTGATGACGGTGAAGCATGGGATAAACTATTGATGCAGAAGAAAGTACAGTTTCTATCTACGTCGTTTATTCGTGGTACAACGTACGATAATGCTATTATTCTTGTAGACGAAATGCAAAATTTAACTTTCCATGAATTAGACTCTGTTTTGACAAGGGTTGGTGAGAATTGCAGGATTATTCTATGTGGTGATTATTATCAATCCGATTTTCGTAAGGAAGAAGAACGGTCCGGTCTTCCTCGGATCTTAGAAATATTAGAACATCTTAATAATTTTTCAATAATAGAATTTGGATGGCAAGATATTGTAAGATCTGATTTTGTAAGGGACTATATCATGACTAAAGAAATGCTAGGAATTAAAAATGCCTAAAGCAAAATATTCTCCATGTATTAAAGTTTGTCAACAAGGTGCAAACGGGTATTGTCTCGGTTGTTATAGAACACCTGAAGAAGTACGAGGATGGAGACATCTAAGTGAAGACGAACAACTAGATGGTATAGAAATGTTACGTGAACGTGGTATTAAATTTAAACTTATCGAACAAGTAGGAGTTGGTGAATCAAATGCCTAAGAGAAAAAAACAACGTGATTCTCGTCAAAGCAAAGGTATTGTCGGTGTTATGAAATTACCTAAATCCCATAATCCGTTAAGACGTGCTATAAATCAGGTAAGAGCATATAAACAAGGTAAACGTGTTATGGTAACTATTGCAAACCCTAATAGAGAAGAAACTGCTAAACCATTTATTCGTGTTGAAGCAAATACAGTGTGGAAATAAAAATGGCTAAATACTCTCGATTCGATCCGCGTAATAAAAAGAAAGATCGTAACAAAAACCGTGCACTTAGTGGTGAAAAGAAAGTACATGATATTTACACATCGAAAAATAGACTTAGGGTACGAGGATCTTCAGGCACAGACCTCGAAGAGTGGTCGGACGTACGAGACTCCGACAGGAAAAGCGTATCCTAGTATAACAACTGTATTGAGTATCCTCAGCGAGGACTCTATTAGAGCATGGCGTAAACGCGTTGGTGAAGAGGAAGCAAATAAAATCTCTCACCGCGCGTCAAGCCGTGGCACTAAAGTTCATAGTATTATAGAGGATTATTTAAACAATGTACAAACTAATTCTTATATGCCTGATATTGTTGCTAGCCTTACTAATATTAAGCCTATCCTTGATAAGAGGATCGAAGAGATTTACGGACTCGAAGTTCCTTTATATAGTGACTACCTCGGCGTTGCTGGTAGATGCGATTGCATTGCTAAATTTGACGGTGTACCTTCTATCTTAGATTTTAAAACATCTCGTAAAAAGAAAAAGCGAGAATGGATTCATAACTATTTTGCACAAGGTGCTGCATATGCTATTATGTTTGAAGAACGTACTGGTATGCCAATTCCCAATGTTGTAATTATTATGGATGTTGATAATGATGATCCTATAGTATTCAAAGAGCATCGAGATGAATGGACTAACCTATTGACTGATACTATTAAAAAGTATAAAATGAGGCAAAAATGATAGAATTAGCTGATACCTCTTTTCTATTAGTACCAAACCAAAATGTTCATGATCCTGATATAGGTAGACAAGGTTGGGGTCATGTAAATACAAGTGATCTAGAAATCATTCAGATTTTTACTACTGTTCAAGAAATAGTTAATCCTAAAAAAGTTATTGAAATTGGTATGTTTGCTGGACACTCAACATGCATGATGTTTCAGTATTTTTATAACGTTGAAAAGATTGTTAGCATTGATCCGAATCTATTTTCGAAAAGAGCTTCATTGCCGATCAAAGAGAAGTTTGGATCTAAATTTCAATTCTTGCCTACTAGAAGCGCAAATTTAAAAAAGGTACTTCCTCCAGATAACTATGACTTCATGTTTATTGATGGTAATCATAATGAGCCTAGACCAAAAGAAGATATACAATCGGCTAAGGATTTAGGGGTAAAATGGATTTTAGTAGACAACGTTGAATTACCAGGTGTAAGACACGGTTGTCTAAGTCACGATCTATATAATATAGATTACCAACCTAAATT